TATTCCCCATGATAATGGAAGAAGAAGCATTGGGAGCAATAGCCATAAGATGACTAAAGCGGAAACCAGTACCCTCTGCATCAGGAGCTTCACCCCTTTCAGATCCAAGTCTAATATTTGCTGCATCTAGACCCTCTCTAATATTCTTGAATATTTGTCTATTTGTCACCTTCGACATTACTCCTTCGAACGCAATATTATTACGTTGTAGATAAGCATGGAAACCCAAAGCACCGATACCAATACTACGCTCACGACTGGCAGAATACCTTGCACGTTCAATGGTGGAAGGTGCATTATCGATAAAATACTGAAGAACATTATCAAGCATTTCAGCAACATCAAGCAAGAAAGTGGGATGGTCTTTCCATTCATCATAATTCTCCAAATTCAAAGACGATAGGCAGCAAACCGCTGTTCGCTTTTCATTTGTAGGTAGAATGATTTCAGAACAAAGATTTGATTGATTAATCCTCAAGCCTTTATCTTTTAGCCATTGTGGCATAACAGCATTACTGGTGTCAATAAAATGCAGATATGGTTCACCAGTCTGCATACGCAATTCAAGAATCATTTGCCACAGATGCTTCGCAGATACTGTTTCACGCACAATTCCGCTGTGTGGATCAGTAAGATTCCACGAATCGTCCGCTTCAGGGTCCAACATACACTTTTCGATAATATTCATAAAATCGTCAGTGATATTAATCCCATGGTGAAGATTTTGACAACGTACATTTGGATCGCCTGTAGGCTTCCGCATTTCTAGGAACGAAATAATATCAGGGTGAGAAATATCAAGATATGCAGCATAACTACCACGACGAGTCCGACCTTGTCGATAAGCGAGAGATGATGCATCGTACATTTTAAGGTGAGGCAATACTCCAGTAGACTTATCATCCGTTGAGCGAATGCCGAAACCGATTCCGACGCCGCCACCCAACATCGATAGCCAATTTGTTTCAGATAGGTTATCAACTAATCCCTCCGCAGTATCTTCAATGAAATTGAGAAAGCAAGAAATAGGAAGGCCACGTTTAGAGCGGCCAAAAGAAAGAATGGGAGTAGAATAGCTAAGCCAATGCTTGCTACTGTAATCGTAAAGACGCTGAGAATGATCTCTATTACTGCCAAAAACCGAGCTAACATATGCAAACCTTTCCTGCGGACTAGTTTCCGTATCTTTCATATACGATTCTTTTAGTCTCTTGATGCCTAATTCATCGAATAGATTATCTCTATCCAAATCAATATTAATGCCCATATATTCCATAGTTTTACTCATTTTCGTTTTCTAGAATTAATTTGATATTAGGAGGTGTCCATCCTTCAGGCTTTAGCACTTTACCGTCTTCACGTTTCAATACTTTACCGCTGGGGGAGATTTTACTTAGGTTACTACGGGAAACTTCATTCCATACTTCTTGTTGAGGAAGTTCTAGAGTATTTTCAAGACCTTCGATTACCCATTTCAAATCTGCACAAGCATCTGCGATTTCCACAATGTCTAGATTCTTATATGCAAGCATCAATTCCTCAAACTCTTCCCGAATTAACTTGATATACAAGTCACTCTGTCCACAAAACCCCTTGGAGGTTTGATCACATGCCTCCATAAAAACTGCAACATCATTAAAACTATTCATTAATATACTCCTTAAATTTTTATTTTTTTGGTATTGTTGCAATAAACATTATGTCATCGTGACGACCTTTTGATTGTCTAAAGTCGAGTAATTCATATTTCAAATTTGGAAAAAGTGATAAAGCTTTATCGTATATTTGTTTTTGATTTTCTATACTTGCTATATCTTCAATAATAAAAAGTCCACCAGGTTTAACTTTTTGCAAATATAGTTCTACGCTTTTTAATTGCGAGTCTAATGTATGTGGACCGTCATCAATAATGATATCACAATCGGGAATTACATTGGCCGCATCATTCGTATATGCATCTTCTATTACATATTTTATATTTTTTGGAGGTTCAATATCTTTATAGCCCATTGCTTTATGTGTAGAATCTGCTTCACCTTTTTGCACAAAGTTAACAAAATCTATAAACTTAAAAGAATCCATGGCATAAATCATTGAAGCATTTTTAAAATAATAATACCAGAGTCTAATAGACCAACCACCACTTGTACCAATTTCCATTAAAGTTATTTCATCATCTTTATAAGGTAAAAATCTTTCCTCATAAAAATTTTGAATATAGCTGTGTGTGGTGTGTTTATCAGTTTCTAGATATTCATCATCTATAATTTTTTGCATCAAGTTATTCACTAATGTACTCCTTGATCATTGGGAAAATTGGCTCAATTGCATCAGCACACGCCACAGCAACTTCACGGTGTTCTTTTTGAGTACCATTGGCACTCCGAAGTTGTATATAGTGTACCCAAGATCGAAGAGTTCCATTCATGTACATACGAGAAACTGTAATACCTTCAGGTAGTACCGCTCTGGCTTGCTCTTTGGCAATTCCATTCTTAATTGCCCAATCATACTCTTTCTGCGCAACAAAGGTAACACGCTTTTGTGCGCGTTCCCATTCAATTGCAAGTTTACATTGCCCATCGTCCAAGCCATCAAGACCGATAGAATTCTGTCGATTTTTGGTATCTTGCAACCTAGCCTCTTTATATTCCCAACCCAAATCAGCAACAGCATATCGTTGCGAAAATTCTTGAAAAGAGAATGAACGATGCCTCAAAATCTGGCGAGCAATATCTCTTGTGGTTTCGATTTCCAGACACACGGAGACCATCTCCAACGGCGACCAATGCTGGTTGTTAATCAAGTATCGAACCAACTTCTCAGACGTTCCTGTGTTGTTTTGATTGGCAGGATTCGACACTCTCGCCGCATAAGCAACTTGGTCCAACAAAGATTCACCATTATGACCTTGCGAATAACTAATCAATTTAACATTCATTATAATACTCCATTAACATTTTTTCCAATTTACGAATTCCATTTTAGCTCTAAGATTTACAAAAGTATTCTTATCAATTATATCTTGAATATCTTCAGGTGTAAAACCACCCAACACCATATCATTAATATCCTTTTCTTCAATCATTTCTGGCCAGATGCAGATGTTGAAATGATCTTCAATTGCATGTTCCATTAATTTGACAATTTCTTTGTTTCTAGGCTCATTATCAAATACCAAAACAACTTTACTCTTGTCATAAATTTCTGTAACAGACTCTAGATTAGAACTAGCAACAGCAACAGCATTATTCAGAAATAATGAATCGATAGGACCTTCAACAACACAAATTCTTTCTTCTTCATCGATATTATTCATACCAAAAAGTTTAGGATTAGACTCTTGCAAACGAATCGTTATATATCTAAGTTTGGATTCACCTAATGCTCTACCCTGAACACCAATTAAGTTATTATCTTTATCATAAAAAGGAATAACCAATCTTTGGTCATTTTCATGTAATTCTTTTTCAATACCGATACCATGTACAAATTTCTTAAAATCAATAGCAAAATATAGTTGAGAGTGATACTTATCAGGAATTAATCTAGATTCAACATACACTCTTGCAAAGTGATCTTTTGGTAATGATTCTATGGACGGAAGATCCAATTTTTGTTTGAATACAGGCTTAGATTTGAATTCTTCAAAATTGGGTTCTGGCTGATTGGTAGTATTACCATCTTTGTATCTTTCCATAGTATACTCTTGGCTGAGATTGGGGTCAACCTGATTTAAGAAATTATAGAAAGATGTACCAGCACCGCAATTATGACACATATAGAAATAGTCATTCTTTTTGCGGTAAACATAACCTCGGCATTTAGTTTTGTTTTTCTCTGAGTCTCCACAGAGAGGACACCTGAAATTGTAAAGGTCTTCCTTTTTACGGGCGAACCTCTGCAACCTAGGTGACAGTCTTAGAAGAAATGTACGATCAATTGAAACGCTCATAATGAATAGGGAAAGATTATTTCATCTAGTGTAACACATCTGAAACAAAAAAACAATCTTTTTTATTACATTACCAAAAATTAGATCAATTTGCAGGATTCTTCTCTTACACCATTCACGCGAGTTGTCCAGCCTTTACCGAAAGTGCCAAAAGTTTTCAGACTCTTCAAGAATGCCAAACGCAAATCACAATACTTGTTGATTGTGTCTTTTGCTGGTAAAGATGCAACAGTTGCCAGAGTTTTTGGTCCAATACTACCATCGGCAGTGGTACCAATTGATTCTTGTAGGAATTTTACAGCGCGACCTGGTCCAGAATTAACTGCACAATCAAAAACTACTGAATCGACTCCAGAAGGCAAGTCATCACCTTTGACTGCATCCCAGTATTTCTTTTTATATAAAGGTCCAACTTTTTCTGGAGTAAGGCTTCGCATTTCGGCCTCATCACAAGACCTGCCAATCCATTCTTCCCAGACTCTCTTAGTAACACCCAAATTTGTCATACCACCCGGATCTTTAGGGTGATTGACGAAGCCGCCCTCATGTTTTAGTAGGGCTTTTAAGCAAGTTTCGAAGTTTGTTTTCATTTTGTTGGTGTCGATTGATATAAAAGTTTATCTTTATTTTGACTACTAGCTGAAGAGCCGAAATAAAATCCAATTATTCCAGTCCATGCTGTACCCAAACTGCCTAGCATTATCATCATTTCATCACTTTTTTGTGCATATCCCATCATAAGCATAATGAGTATGCTAAAGAATCCTATTGTTACAGCAGCAGCAAGCATTGGTGGAGCCAATGAGCGAGTTGCTGTTTGCATATCTCTTGCGCTTTTGGTGTCCTCGACCGCAAGTTTTGCAAAGTCCAGACCAAGAGATTTCTCTTGTTTTTGTAATTCCAATTCTGCAAGCTTAATGCCTGAAATTTGTTCTGCGGATAATTTACCTGTAGAGATAACATCTTGAACTTGGTCAGGCTCAACACCAATAGCTTTGCTTATTGCCGATACCGCCATGCCGGCCAGAGGTCCACCTAGAGCGGTGGCAATCGTAGGTGCGATTTGTTTTAACCAATCCATCATTATCTCCCTATGACGAAAAAATTACATTTTTGGAGGTTTACGTGTGAATGTTGGTGCCATCACGACACGATTTTTCTTTTTTAAGTTTACACCAGGTTCACCACCTAGACCACCGGCACCAGCAATCGCGCCGCTGCCGACATTATTTGTGGGTCCTGCCACGGCACCCACACCATCTTCTTCAATATAATCTTTAAAAGAAAGTAAATTATAATTTTCTTTTTTTGATTTATTTCCCCAATTTGCAGCGCCGACTTTTCTACATTTAACTAAAGCGCCTGATGCATAAGCACTAGGCCATACGGAATATCTAGATTTAACTTTAGTTGTGCAGGCATCCTCGTTAGCAACATCTTCTGTTGCAACATTTATGGCCTTGCCTTTTCTATCGGGATTTGGATCTTTTGCTCGTTTTCTTCTGGCGGCCGCATTTTCTTCTTTGTCAGACATTGCTGCTGCCATTTTTGAACTTCCACACTTGGGTTTTGTTTTTTGTCCAGGTTGTTTAGCACAGGACTTTCCTGCATATTTACCACCCAATTGTACCCAACCAGGTTTACCATCAGAAGATTTACTTTTTGAAAACCAATCATGGAGAGAAGAATCTCCAGATTTATTTTCGGACATGAATTTTTTAAATGATTTCATAACCGCCTTAGTATATCCGCTATATGCATATTAATTTGAATATCTGAGGAATTTATATTTTTCCCTCGGACACCCTTTATAACATCAGGCATAAGATTTAAGTAAATTAAAAAGGTCTTCAATATATCATAATCTCTTTCATCAATTCTATAGAACAGAATTCTAGTTGTTGGTTCTGGACCAAAAACATTGTTCAACAAGATTAGATGATTTAAGATCAATCGTTCTTTTAAAATTTTGGTGACTTTATATCTACGAAATAACCTTTTCAGGTATTTGGTCCTTTTAATGTCACCTTCAAACTCTGACATTAGACAATTAGGTGATGTATAACATTTTACTGCATACATCACGAAATTGTCATCACTCAAATCATCAAACATTTAAAATGTATTAGACGCTTGAGTAGTATGTCTGACTATTACTTGTGTTACCTGAAGCAGTATTTGATGCAGAAGTATTTGCAAGTGCAACAAGAACTTCAGTCTGTACACGACCAGCACGACCGCCAGTACCTGTTGTAGTATAAACCCAACCAGCGTGAGCAACAGCAGGTCTAGCAGTATTACCAAAACTTGCATTTGCTAAACGGCCGCGTGTAACCATAATCGTATCTTGATTATAAGTATTGGCCGTGTTGGAATTGTACACAATAGATGTACCGAAATCGAGAATAAGTCCTGAAGCAACATTACCGAATACGGCATTTGCAAGTACAACGTTATTACCGCTAACTGAAGCAACGCTATTGTTTGCAGTGAAATATTCTCTCTCGCCCGTAATCGATACGTTAGCACCATAAACAAACATACCTGCTCTAATACCCAAACTTTGAGCATTGATTAGATTTGTGGCGCCGCCGTTGAAAACGATTGTCGTTGCACCGGTTTGTGTTAAATTTGCGGTCGCTAATGAAAACGCAAATGGACGAACCTGGCGCTCATAAGGAATGATCGGCTTATCGCTGGCTGCGTCTGTATTACCCCATTGTGACATATTATTCTCTCC